CTTATGTAAGCCCCAAAAAAAATTCGGCTTTCATTTTTTATGGAGCAGTGGTATCGCAAGCCAACACGAATACGATGCAGTCGAATCCGACGATTGCTGCCGGCGATTTCAAGGTATCAATAGACGGTGGCGCACTTGCGAATCTTGCGACGCTGCCGGCCGTCACGCCGGCGAGTTCTGTGATGGTGAAGTTCAGTCTGTCCGCTGCGGAGATGAACGGCGACAACATAACCGTTGTTTGCATTGATGCTGCTGGTGCCGAGTGGTGTGATGCCGTGTTCAACATTCAGACCAGCGCGCGGCAGATAGACGATCTTGCTTACCCGACAGTGACCGGCCGATCCCTCGATGTTTCGGCAGGCGGCGAGGCGGGGATCGATTGGGCAAACATCGGAAGCCCTACCACGGCGGTAAATCTCTCCGCGACCAACATCGACGTTGATCAGGTGGTTGCGAGCGTGTCCGGGGCCGTGGGGTCTGTGACGGGCGCTGTGGGCAGTGTCACTGGCGCGGTCGGCTCGGTGACGGGGGCGGTCGGGTCTGTTGCTACTGGAGGCATCGCTGCGGCGAGCTTCGCAACAGGGGCCATCGACGCAGCGGCGCTCGCGGCGGACGCCGGCACGGAGATTGGTACAGCGGTTTGGGCAACGACAACGCGCGTGTTGACCGCGGCCACGAATATCACCAGCACTGGCGGTACTACTGTCCCGCAAACCGGGGATAGCTTCGCCAGGATTGGGGTAGCCGGCGCGAGCCTGACCGATCTTGGTGGTATGTCCACAACCATGAAGGGGCAGGTCCAAACCGAAGCCGAGGATGCCCTTGTGGTGCATCGCTTGGATGAGCTTCTAAATGCTGATTCAGATATAGACGGTCTGGCTCCTCCGACAGTGGGCAGCGTGTTCCACGAATTGCTCACCAAGACAGCCGGCTCTTTCACCTACGATCAGACGACCGACAGCTTAGAGGCTGTGCGCGACCGCGGGGACGCGGCTTGGATTACGGCGACTGGGTTCAGCACACATACTGCCGCCGATGTTTGGTCGGTTGTAACGCGCGTGCTCACCGCGGGGACCAACATCGTTCTCGCCAAGGGCGTAGGGGTGACAGGCTTTAACGACGTGGCGGCGACAGACATCGTTTCTGCGGGCGCGATAACTACGAGTGTTGGCAAGGTGTCAGGCGTAATCCTCACCGACGCCTTGACGACCTACACCGGCAACACGGTCCAGACCGGCGATTCGTTCGCACGCATCGGGTTGGCAGGCGCAGGGCTTACAAACATCAACCTGCCGAATCAGACGATGGACATTACCGGGAGCCTGAGCGGTAGCGTGGGTAGCGTAACTGGCGCGGTGGGTAGTGTGACTGGGCTGACGGCATCGAACCTCGATGCGACGGTGAGTTCGCGCCTTGCGAGCGCGAGTTACACCGCGCCGGACAACGCAACGATCGCTGTGATAGCGGCGGACCTGCCAACGCGCATCACGAAGAACGTGGCCCTTGCGGCATTTCCGTTCCTGATGCTGGACAGCGCGGACCACTTCACGCCGAAGACCGGCCTGACGATTACCGCCACCAGAAGCATAGACGGTGCTGCTTTTGCGGCATGCGCCAACGCAGTCACCGAAACGAGTAACGGCTGGTATCAAATCAATCTCTCTGCCTCTGACATGAACGGAAACACCATCGCGTTGAAGTTCACCGCGACCGGGGCTGATTCGAGAAACGTAACCATCGTGACGCAACCAACATGAGGCTGGAATGATTATCTGGTGGGACGACAGCGGCTCCGGCTTTGACTGGTCCGGGGGCGTCGGGGCGGCCGTACCAGCGGCCGCTGGTGGCGATTACTTCATCCGCGCCAGGCGGCGCTTGCGTAGATAACAAAGGAGCAACATGGCTACAATCAATCCGACATTCACCCGCTACGGCCCGGGCGACAACACCGTGGTCGTGACGTGGACCCCAGTGACCAATGCCGACAGCGCGGCCCCTGTGAGCGGGCATTGGGGCGACTACGCTGATCGCACGATTCAAATCTCCGGCACGTTTGATTCGGCTACGGTAGTGCTCCAAGGGAGCAATGACGACGTGACTTATGCTGCGATTACTGACCCGCAGGGCAACGCTATCAGCAAGACCTCGGCAGCGATTGAGGCATGTATTGAGGGCACCTTGTTTGTCAAACCAACGTTCTCTGGTGGGGGAGCCAGCCAGAGCCTGACCGTTACTTTGTGCATGCGCCGGCAACGGGCGCCGATGGGATGACCATGAACGCTGAAACCCTGATCCAAGCCTCTGAGACCCTACAGCGCGAGGCTAAACGCTATGAGCAGATGACCACTGCTGCTCGGGTCTTGGCTGATGCTGGGGCGCTGCTGCATAAACTACAGGAGGCTGAGGGGTTGCTTGAGCAGACCCGTATGTCAGTGACCGTGGCGCAGGCTGAGCTCGTGCGCCTTGGCGAGAACTGCGAAGCTACCCGCATGGAGGGCGCCAAGATCATGGCTGAGACCGAGGCGAAAATCATGGATGCTAAAGCCATGGCAGAGAAAGATGCCAGCGATGCGCTCGCTCGTGTCGGCCGAGAGGCTGCTGCTATGCGAACCAAGGCGCGGGACGAGATCGATGCAATACGGCAAGCCGCAACGGCCGAACGTTCCGAAGTGACTGCGGCTATCGCCATTGCACGGGCCAGTCTCGCCGATCTGACCGAGCAGGCAGCGGCAAAGTCGAGTGAGTTGAGCGCCCTGACCGCCAAGATTGCCGAGGCGCGGGCGGCGATAGCTCGGGCGCTTGGGTAGGATATGAAAGTGAAGAAGAAGCCGGCGAAGCCGATCGCCAAAAAAACCGGGCGGCCGTCTGAATTTCGTTCGGAGATGTGCGCTCAGGTTGCGAAGCTGGCCCGCCTCGGCGCGACGGACAAAGAGGCTGCGGAGTTCTTCGGGGTTTCCGAACAGACCTTGAATTCATGGAAGAAAAAACATCCTGCGTTTTTTGAATCACTAAAGGAAGGGAAGGCAAAAGCCGACGCATTAGTGGCTGATCGCCTTTTTGAGCGCGCGACCGGTTACGAGCACCCTGAGGTTCATGTGAGCAATTATCAGGGCGTGATAACTCTGACGCCATTGATAAAGCGGTATCCGCCAGATCCGACCGCGTGTATTTTCTGGCTGAAGAATCGCCGGCCGGAATTGTGGCGGGACAAGCAGACGCAGGAGCATGTTGGCAAGGATGATGGCCCGGTATCCCTGGAAGTGCGCTTTGTTGATTCGCCGGATATGCGCAAGCCGACGTGATCGATTTTCCGAGCAAGCTCGCGCCGCTATTTGAGCCGCATCGGTTCAAAGTGCTGTACGGCGGCAGGGACGGGGGTAAAAGCTGGTCGATCGCCAGGGCGTTGCTGTTGCTCGGGGCGAGGCAGCAAGAGCGGATCCTGTGCACGCGGGAGGTCCAACGGACGATTGCCGACTCGGTGCATAAACTGCTGGTCGATCAAATTGATCTGATGAACCTGCGCGAGTTTTATACGGTCACGGACAATTCGATTGTGGGTTCAAACGGGACTGAGTTCATGTTTGCCGGATTACACCAGCAGACGGCGGAAAACCTAAAATCGTATGAGGGCGTGACTCGGTGCTGGGCTGAGGAGGGGCACAATATCAGCAAGCGGTCGTGGGGCATTCTGGAGCCGACGATTCGTAAAGAAGGGTCTGAGATTTGGGTGTCGTTCAACCCGAACATGGATACTGATTTCATATGGACGCATTTCATCAGCGATCAGCAGCCCGATTCGCTGGTGATCAAACTGACCTGGCGGGACAACCCGTGGCGTTCCAAGGTATTGGATGCGACGCGCGAGAAAATGGCGCGCGACGATCCGCAGCAGTACGAGCATGTGTACGAGGGCAAGTGCAATACAGTGGTTGCTGGAGCCATCTACGCCGGGGAAGTCGTCTCAATGATTGAGGAAGGTCGGTACAGGGCCTGCCCTTACGACCCGAAACTTCGGGTTCATACCATCTGGGATTTGGGATGGAACGACCAAACGGCGATTATTTTTGCGCAGCGTCTGCTCTCGGAAGTCAGGATTATCGATTACGAAGAGGAATCGTTTTTGAAGTACAGCGATTGGGCGGTGAGAATCCACAAAAAGCCCTACGTGTACGGCGACCACTATTTGCCTCATGACGGGGCGAATCAGACTCAGGGCGGGGACGGGATAAGTGCGCAGTCTCAACTGAAACCGCTGCTCGGGAAGCAACCGAAGATCATTAAGAGGCCGGGCAGTGTCGAAGATCCGATTCGTTCGTCCCGGATGATGTTCCCGAGGACCTACATGGATCAGGCGAAGTGCGCGAGGCTGATGGATTGCCTGAAACGATTTAGGCGGGGGATCCCGGAGACCACGGGCGAGCCGGGCAAGCCACTGAAGGATGAGTATCGTCATGGTGCCGATGCGTTTGGCGGGCTGTCGTTGATTGTGGACAAGCTCACCAACGATGCTGATGAGATGCTGTTGATACCGCAAGTTCGCCCGCGTCCAAACGTGCGGGGACTGGGAATGTGATCATGGAGAACAAATGAAAGTCATCATCGAAAAGAGCGATCAAGGCCAGTTCTCTGTAGGCACGGAACAGGGTGAGGACATTGGCTCGCTGATGGAGCCGGGCGCCGCACAAGGTGTTCAGCCAGGCGCTGCCATGTCGCCAGGTGCAGACGGTATGCAACCCGCGGCCGATATAGAGGACGCGCTGGACAAGGCGAGGGTGTTGCTCGGCGGCGCGGAAGTCGAGCAGCAGCAAGCACAGCAGGCGTTCGCCAGTGTCTGAGAAGGATCGTATCGCGCGCCTGGACGCCCTGGGCTCAAGTCTTGCTGGCGCGCGCCGTGAGGCCATTCAATACCGCAAGGTCTCGGGTATCGAGCAGGAATGGGATGAGGACGACGATGCCTATAACGGGGTAGATGAGGAGAGCAAGGCAACGGCTTCGGCTTTCAAGACCCGCCCTCCCGGCCAGTTCTTGATTCGAGAACCTGAGGACGATTATCGCAGCACCGAAGTGCTGAATATCACCAAGCCCTATGTCAATGCTTTTGCCAGCAAGATAATCGACATGAGGCTACAGGTGAATGGGAGAGCTTGGGCGCTGAGCCCTACTCCAGTCCCGGAGTTGGAAGAGGCGAAAACTCAGAAGCACATTGGCCTGGTGAAAGACGGACAGCCCATCATGGTCATCGACGAGGGTGGACAACGGCAGGCGACCGTGGCCGACATGGCGCGCCGGGACATGGATTTTGCCCTGAAAGCTGCGGCCAAAGCACAGAAGCAACTCGATGACTGGATGGCGGAGGGGTCGTGGGACGCTGAGGCCCGGCATGCCATCGACGACATGGCCCGCATCGGAACCGGGGTGATGAAGGGTCCGTTCCCGGAAAAGTGCAGCTACTTCAAACTGGTCGATGGAGTCCTCACAAAGGCGGAGAAGATCAAGCCGCGGTCGAAGCGGATCAGCGTCCGGAACCTGTTTCCCGATCCTGCGTGCGGTGAGGACATCCACAACGGTGACTATTTGTGGGAGCGCGATTACCTGACTCGGAAGCGCGTCAGGGATTTGAAGGGATTACGAGATTCCAGCGGCAAGCCAATCTACATCGCCGAGCAGATAGATGCGGTTCTGGATGAGGGACCGCGACTGCCGGAAGTGGATTACGACAACGACAAGGAAGATCTGGCGCAAAAGTCGAGGCCGTTCCAAATTTGGTATTACACCGGGACGTTGAGCAAAGAGGATATCGAGGCGGCTGGCTGTTCGTGCGAGGACAAGGCCACGGTCCCCGCGATTGTGGCAATGATCAACAACCGCGTGGTCAGGGCGAGTCTGAACCCGCTGGATAATGGGAAGTTTCCCTACGATGTTTTACCGTGTTCTAGACGTGAAGGCCATTGGGCCGGAGTGGGCATTGGTAGAGATTTGAGAACGCCGCAGCGCATGGCGACCGGGGCAACTCGGGCGATGCTGGAGAATGCCGGTCTTTCGTCCAAGCCCATCATTGCTTTGATGCAGGGGCTGCTGGTGCCCTCAGATGGCAGTAATGTGTTGTATGGTGGGAAGATATTCATCATCCCCAAGGGCACGGATATCCAGGAGGCGAGGAACGCGATTTACACGTTCCAGATCGAGAGCCGGCAGACCGAGAACATGAACATCATCCAATTCGCGCTGAAGATGAGCGAGGATGTAACCGGTCTCCCCATGATCTTGCAGGGCCAGCAGGGTAAGGCGCCGGACGTTTTGGGTGTGGTGCAGATACTGGACAAGAACGCAACATCGGTGGCGAATCGGGTTGCGAAAATGTACGATGACAACCTGCTGGAGCCGCACGTCAAGCGGTATTACGACTGGCTCATGCAGCACAGCGAAGACCCGGAAATGAAGGGGGACTACACCATCGACGTACTTCCTCCGCCGGATATTGTTGCCGATAAAGCGGCGCTGAGTGAGATGACCAAGCTTGGAGAAGTGAAGGGATCGAAGGTCGATCCGGCGAAGCTGTTCTCGGAGTACGCCAAGTCAAATCGTTTCGACCCGGTTCGGATTCAGTACACCGATGAAGAGTGGGAGAAGATTCAGAAACAGCCGCAGCCGGGCGACCCACGGATTGAAGTGGCGAAGATCAAGGCTGAAGCTGATGCCAAGATCGAGTCGGCGCGGCAGGAGTTTGAGACAGCGGAAGCCGAGAAGGACCGACGCTTGAAGATTGCGATCGAGATGATTGACGAAGAACTGACGACCAAAGAACTGGATGCCGTCAAACGGACAGCGCTGGAAAAGGTCAAGGCCGAGCTGGCCGGGACCGCGATGAAGTTGTCCGTCACCAAGGAATTGGCGATGGCTGATCATCGCGTGAATATTCACAAGCACCGGAATCCGACGGCGCCGGTAATTGAGCCAGCCGGCAAAGCGGCTCCGGGCAAATCATTTGCGCACTGAGGAGGATATGTGAAACAAGCGATGCTCATAATCTACGTCTCGCCGAACGGGCGCGATGGTTGGAAGCCGCTACTCTCTGATGCCGTCCCCGAGTGGGTGAAGGCTCCTGACATCATGGGCCGCCTGGTTGCCGGCGAGATGTGCATGGACGCGGCTCAAGGCACATCAGGCTCCGACTGGTTCAAGGCGATGCGTGTTCTGCCGCACGCGGAGTACCTGAAAGTGCAGGCCGCGCACAAGACGAGGGACGCCAAGCAGCGAAGACTCGGGAAATTGATTGGCGACGCGACCGAGCGCGCCGCTGACATTGTGCATTGATGCTACTTGACCTGAACGACAGGCAATCCCCGACCTGGGCGAAGTTGCGCAAGCACTTTGAAGCCCGGTTGCAGGATCATCGCATCGAGAACGATGGGCGTAAGCCAGAGACTGAAACAGCACACCTCAGAGGCAGGATTGCTGAGGCGAAATACCTGCTGGATTTGGAAGGCCCGCTAAAAGAATGAGGCTCCGGTAATCGGACCCTTTGAACCAACCCGCTACGGCGGGGTTTTTTTCGCCTATCGGAACTGTGGTCGATC